TTGGAACACTACCAGTAACTTGAGTTGGATCTGTAATAACAATAGGAGTCTTGGTACTAAATGCACCAGTTGACTGATTCCACTGGAAAATACCCCAAGATGTAATACCTGTGTCTAACCAATAAGTACCATTTGTAGGAGAACCAGTTGGACGTGTCAAACTAGCTGTTAACTCGGACAAATCAATGTCGGCTCGCTGAACGTAAGCACGGTTGCTAATTCCCAGCACAGAGTTTGCTGCCAATAGTCCGTATTCGTTTAGTTCGTAACCATTGATTGGTGTGCCGGCTGCCGTCTTGTAAAAGAACGGATTGCCAAATGTTGCTGCCAAATCGCGTTGACTTGTAATGGTATAAACCTTGCCTGCATTTACTTTTAATGTGCCTGCTGCAACGCCGGCACCTGTACCAGATACCTTGTTTTGGGCAGTCGCTATTAAAATGTAAGGGACTGAGTTAGTTGACGCTGGAATATAATTCGACTCGTCAACTACTGTTACTTCTACGCCTGGAGATACTAGTGCCATGATTGCATCCTTCTAAAAATTGTTAATGATATTTATCAAAAACATCAAAAGAAGGCTGATTGCAGGACCTTAATTAAGGTTTACATCAATAAATAACACATGCGACCCTTATGCAAAGCTTGCGGCAAGAATTTTGCAGCCGTCAACGGATATCATAACGATAAAAAGTATTATCGATCAAGATGTACTACCTGTATACGCCGTGGAAAAGCTTTGCCAGCATTGGCACCCAGATGGAAAACTTCAGGTTATAAGAAAAAAATCAAGTGCGATCGGTGTGGGTTTAAATCTAGGATCAGTGCTCAACTCATGGTGTTTCACATTGACGGAGACTTGAATAATGTAGACCTCCGCAATCTCAAAACTGTGTGCCTAAATTGTGCAGTTGAAGTTACCCGACTTGATTTGACCTGGCGCCCTGGAGACGTAGAACCAGATCATTGACTTGTGAATACAAGTGGTCCATGGTATTGTTGTTGTCAATAACAGCATCAAAATCTGTACCAACCCAACTGTATTCACTAGCATGCACACCGTTTCTAGCCAGGTAATTTTTACCTATTGACCAGCCTAGACGCTTTTCGCCGGCATTGAAATTGATTGCATGATCATACCAGTCTGGCTCTGGGCCACGTGTTACCCTGATAACAGCGCCGCCAGCGTTTTTTATTGATTTGATTTCGTTTGGAAATCTGCAGTCGCTAATTACAATATTATCACTACTGGTACGCAGTTTGTTTTCTATGCTGGCAATCCATATGTCATCATGAAAACCTTTGCGGCATACTTCAGTGCCCCATAATTGTAGCATCAATCTAGGAGTTAAATCAGGCATGTTTAGTCGGTCGGCCCACCAGGTGTCCACTTGTTCACGCCATTCACGGGCTTGTTTTGTGCGGCCTTCTAGCATGGTCCTATCCCAACCAAACACCTGTGCCACTGCATCTTTGAGAGTGTTGGCAAAACTTTCTCGTCGAAACTCATGAACGTTTGTTAGATAATCAGCAATGGTATCTTTGCCGCTGCCAATGAATCCGCATACACCTATAATCATTTTAACACTCCTTCAAACCAAGTTTTACATGTTGTCCAGTTGCGATAAACATGGGCTTGCCCGCCAGCCGAGATCCATTCGTTGCAATTGCTGGATCTATCATCAATTAGTATATCGCTAGGATGCTTGCAGTGACGCCACTTGTCATGGCTAAACGGGCCTAAAAATACAGGCACGCCTGGAAAATAACGGTTGGCCCACCATACTTTATCTTGTGCGGCATATGGCATTGAGTAGTCATGTGGTAATGCACTCAAGAACTGCAAAGTTCCGCCTGTGCTTTTTGTCAGCTCTGTGCAGTACACAACCAAATCAATTGCCCCAGTTTTTAATGGCAACTCAAGGTAAAATCTCTCATTGTTTTTGAGCTTGTCCCAATCTGTTTGGGGAATACGCTCACCGGGTTCCCAATCCATGTTTAGCACATTTTTTGCATGAGCCATCCAGTCGGCAACAACATCGTCCATGTCTAAAAATATATTCATACCAGTTGTGTTATGTTTAATTGTTTGAGTGTCACTTGCAACAGGTCAATCTGACGACGGCAATCTTCCAATGCATGGTGGCTAGTGGGTGGTTTGGGCAGGCTTGGGTACAAGCTGTACACAGTTCTAGCATCGCGTACTACATAAAACTGCCAGGGAATGGGTTTACCAAAGCTTTTATACGCATGTTCAATAATGTTCATGTCGTATGTGGGACCGTTTGCCCATATGCGTTTGCTCTGCCAGATAAATTTTGCCAACTCGTCAAGAGCTTGGTCTAGTGGGATACGATCAGTTTCACCAAACGCTTCATCTCTAGCTTCTGCTGGCTGTGATGCCCACCACTCGATTGTGTCCTGTTGAATGCTACGATTTTCTTGGCTCTCCAATGTGATCCTAGCATAATAATGCTTGTTGAAATAGCCAGACCCCAGCGGGTCAAAACTCTGCGCCGCTATGGTTAGGATTGTGGTGTCGGGCCCTGTTCCCAGTCCCTCGATGTCTATCATTAAGTCTGCCATACTGCAAGTATAACAGAATTTTTTACATTTGTCTTGTGGTGTTTAGCCAATTACCAGCGTGAGTGGCTGGCTTCCATCAACATAGAGCTTGAGATCTTCAATACACTTGTCCATTTGTGTTTGAGCCTCAGCTTTCATTGCGGCACCGTTTAGGGTACCACCACCTTGAGGCCCTGCTATAGTGCCAAACTTTTCACGTGCTTCGCCAATGATCATCTTGCAGGCTGCCACCATGTAGTCACGTATCCATTGACTAATTTGAAAATCGCTTAACAACACAATTTCTGGACGCAGATTGTATGTCCACAGCAACACCACTTCGCCAGTGCCGCGTGGGTCGCGGATTAGTTGTAATTTTTTAGTAACAGGATTGAACGTGTAATTGATATAACCGCCAAACATACGAGCTGCCAATTCAACATATTGTTGATAGAAATCATATGTGGCCAAGCCACCACCAGATTGGTTGAAATTCAACAAATATACATTTAATGTGGCAGCACCAAACGGATCAAAGCTTCCGCCTCCGCCGCCTGTGCCTAGTCCAATTGTGCGTCTAAAAATTTGACGCACAGTTACAACTTCCTGTGGCATCACATACTCATTGACGCCGTCAAGCAGTTCCATAAAACTGTAGCTTTCTTCATAGGCGTTTTGTGCACGTTGGCGATAAGTGCCTATTGTTTTTTGATATGCCGCTTCGTAGTGTGAGGGATCTAGCTCAATGTCAACAATTTGATCGCCCAGTTGTAACTGTACGTACTCAATTAGTTGTTTTTTAAGTGGATCTAGTGTTTGGTCAGCCATTAGGGAACTCCGTTCCTTCTATTTACCAACTTTTAAGAATGATGATATTCTCGGTACCCCGGCCGTTCCAGGCCACTTCTGTGGCTTTAATATCTTTAAAGAACTTACGTGCCGCCGGTTTTCCAGCCCCAGTAATAGCCTTTAGCTGTTCTGCTGGTTTACGCAATGTTTTTTGTGTGGTCTCGGCTGTGCTAAACCCAATAATAGAGTTACTCTTAATTGTAAACTCTTTAGTGTACTCATCCGCTACTATATGGATAAGCTTGCGTTTCTTGGTATCATACAACCAAGCCTCTGCTTTGTTAACCAGTGCAGTCGCTGGCAAACTTGTTAGTTTGAGTTCTGGAAAGTCTTTGAGAAACTTGAATTTGCTAGCTTGTTTCTCTGGGCTCACTGCTTTTTTGGCACGTGGTTTACGCTCAACCTTTTTAATCTGTACATAGGTACCGCAGTCGTTGATCACTGTCTCACAAAATTTGAGAACATTACGCATTTGAATTTTTGTCAAGTGACTGTAAGCTTCAACTAGTTGAGCATCTTTGCCTTTGACCACTTCTTCAAATTCAGACTGTTTCTTTTTCCAAATGTCAGCAATGTTGCTCACCATTTGTGGTGCCACATTCATGCCACGAATGGTCATGATTGGTTTGTAGTCTGCCGACATCTTTGCACCTGACGCAATGAAGTCATCAAATAACGCTTCTAGTTCACCGGCACACTCGCTAACTTTTTCTCGTAGACGATCTTGAATGGTAATCCGTGGAACAGTATCTTCTACTGCTTCAACTTCTACTTCTATTTGCTTGGTTTCCAGCAATTCTTTCAACAAGTTATCTAGTTTGCTTTGCTCATGTTCGGTTAACTCTAGTCCCATCATGCTCATGCGACACAACCAGCCGGTGGTAAGACGTATACCAGAATCCGGCACCCCGCGAAGCAATCGAACATCACTCTTGCGACTGTGCAGTTCAAGATAGTTTACAATCATTTCTCGGGCATCTTTTTTGCCATAAAAATAGTTGTACCACGAAAACGCCTTGCTCAAGGCGCTGATCCGATTGTCTGTGGGCTGAGTTTTCCATGTTGGCTCCATGCCCATGGCATTGGTATCGGGACTACGTGGGTTCAAGGGCTTGATGGGTTTGGTAGCTACTGTCATGCAGACTCCTGTTTGTATATTGTGTAATTATAGCACATCGTAATTATTTGGTCAAGTCTGCAGAAAGTAGTACTAAAGTTAAGTCTGCTTCGTTGCGGAATGTGATCCAGTATGGGCGAGCAACATCACGATCATAACGACTGTTTCGTTCGCCATAATAACTGTACCAGTTCTGGTCACGCGACCAGCCACCGGCCTTTAATCGTTCACGGCAGACTTTTTCAACCTCGGTTGCTTTTTTGGTCCAGCCTTCAAATCGCAATGCAACTGTGTGCCCATGTTCTTTGAACTGCCGGAATCTGCGGTTTAATTTAACTACTTTCATACCCGTATTGTAGCACTTCTGGAATTATCGGTCAACCTGTCCATAAATAGTATACTATGCCAAGACTGTCACTTTATCGCCCAAATCGCACAAACGATTACCAATTTTTTGATCGAACCATTGCAGAAATGTACACTGTGGGCGGGGTGGATATCTATATCCACAAATACCTGGGACCAAAAACTGGGGGCGAGGATTCAGCTGAAAGTGGTAATTACGATGCTACTCAGCCGGTGTACAGTCAAGAGAACCCATTGTTTATTCAAGACTTGCTGTTGTTGGAAAATAGAGATCGTGCATATGATCCAGACATTTACCAAATGCGTGGTGTTTATCGAGCCCAAGATGTTGATTTTGATCTAAGTCAATTTGGATTGTTCTTGAACAACGACACGTTGTTTATTACATTTCATTACAACAACATGATCGACACCATTGGACGTAAGCTCATGAGTGGTGATGTTTTGGAAATTCCAAACCTACGAGACATCAATCCTCTAGATGCTGCTATTCCCAGAGCATTACCTCGTTACTATGTGGTTCAGGATGCTGCCTTTGCCAGCGAAGGTTTTAGCCAAACCTGGATGCCACACTTGTGGCGCATCAAGGCCACACCAATGGTCAATGCACAGGAATATCAAGAGATTGTGAACAAACCATTTGTTAGTGAACAAATATGGGATTCTGGTAATTTCTATCCACCGGGCAGTATTGTCAATGCTGGTGATGTGTATTATCAATCTCTAAAGAGCACACCTGTGGGGACTGATATTACCAATACTGAATACTGGCTGGAAATAGATCCACCAACCACTGCTGACCGTGCAAGCACACGTCCACGCGATTACGAAATCAATGATTCAATCCTGTTACAAGCAGACATCGAAGTTCCGCTATCAGGATACGACACTGTGAAGTTTTATATTTTCCCAACCAATCCGGATGGATCACCGGCCAACCCTGGCGGGCCCACTGCGGATTCATCGGTAATCAATGCATCGCAGGATATAAATTCTAGTGATGCATCGCAGACTCCAACTAGCGATGGCTACACCATGGGTTACTTGACTGGGGATGGGATTGCGCCCAACGGATTGCCAGTTACCCCAGGTGTGAGTTTTCCGGCTAATCCAAGAGAGGGTCAGTATGCTCTTCGATTGGATTACTTCCCCAATCGATTGTTTAGATTCAATGGCGGTTCCTGGGTCAAGATTGAGGACAATGTTAGAACTGACCTCAACAATGGTCCTAACAACAAAACATTGCGCTCAAGCTTTGTTAACAATACATACACTGTACCAACTACAGATCTTGGTAATATACCAAGTCGTCAGAGCCTTAGTGAACTACTCAAACCCAGAGCTGACAATGGTGATGACGGTGGCAATTTGCCGCCAAATCCAAGACCCCCAGGAAGATAATAAATGCAACAGTTCTTTTATGACGAACAGATACGAAGATTCTTGTTACAGTTTACAAGAATCTTTTCAAACTTTCAAGTAGAATACGGTCGAGATGCCGCTGGGGCTCCTACTTTGTTACGTGTGCCAGTGAGATATGGTGACTCCACTCGTCAAGTACAAACGGTTCTACAACAAAACTCATCTAGTAGTTTGCCCAGCACACCATTGATAACATTTTATATCAATGGCATGGAATACGATCGTCCGCGAATGCAGGATCCTTACTTTGTTAGCAATATTCAAGTTCGACAAAGATCGTATGACCCTGATTCAGAAACATACGAGACCTCACAGGGCAATGCATTCACGATTGAACGCTTGATGCCAGTTCCTTACAAAATGGGTATCAATTGCGATATCTGGACCAGCAACACCAATCAAAAATTTCAATTGTTTGAGCAAATTTCTACGCTGTTTAACCCTGCACTTGAAGTACAAAGCACCGATAATTATCTTGACTGGACCAGTTTGAGTGTGGTTGAACTAGATCAAGTCACATGGTCCAGTCGATCAATCCCAGTAGGAACTG